CTAACAATCAAACCGAAGACACGCTTTGGCTTTTGAAGTCAAGAAATTTCCTGTTGTCTTTTGAAAACAAACAACTCCGTGACCGTGTTTTTTCCTTGGAACGCAGCGTCAATGAGCTAGAAATGAGGCTTACCAAAAATGACCAAGACCGAAATGAAAACGGTGATGGCTCTGGACAAAATCCTGTCCCATCATCCAACGGAGAAACTCAGCTTCAATGGGGTTTCTGAAGACAAATGGGATGAAAGGCTCAAAGCAATCAAAGACAAAAAGCAACTGCTTCAAATCTTTAAAACTTTGGACATTCATCCAAGCTATATTACGCAAAATGATTACGACAGAATCACGGTTCGGATGCGAAGAAACTCCTCCTTCCGATACGTATAAAATTTGTTTTTACCATCCTAACGGAAAATTTGATGGACACTTTAAAGCAATTCACAGTTCACAAATTCATCTTGTCCTTCAAACACTGCCTAAGCATTGGGTTGCTATAGGTTACGGAAAAGATGGGTTCCCTCACTTCAGTACAACAGTTTAGCCGAACGGAGTTGGACACAAGGGTAGCTTGGGGGCTACTCGTCCAATAAACCAAAGGCCAAAAAGAACCAGTAGAGATTGAGAAAAACTAACCAATAACAATTGGGGGAGGTTTGGCCCTCTTTCTCTACTGGTTCGCACTTTAACCACACACACACAAAAAATGAATAAATACCTAGTATGTTACGGAGAAGAAGTCGTTGAGCTTGCTGCCAAAGGCTTGAACAAAACACAAGCAGTCGCCAAAGCTCACGAGCTAAGTAGTCAAGGGCATTCTCATGTTCGCGTCAGGATGGAAGACCCGCTTCACCCTTCTTGGCCCCTTAACTTTGATCTACGAGAAAAAGAAAATGAGCAACCAAACGTCAGCAATTAGGCCGAGTTGGGATACTTGGTTCATGGGATTAGCGGCTGTAATCGCCGCACGTAGCGAAGACCCGCACCAAAAGGTAGGCTGTATTGCCATACGTCACGATAAGAGCGTGGTGGGTATGGGATACAACGGAGTTCCTTCTGGTATTGAGCTTGATTGGTCAGGCAGGGACGAAAGGCGACCATTGGTTATCCATGCTGAAGCCAACGCTTTGCGCTACGCTAAGCCCGATGAGGTGATGTGTCTCTACGTAACCCTGCCTCCATGCCCATCTTGTCTGACTCTTATAGCGTCTTACCGTATCCCTGTGGTCAGGGCTATGTGTCCAGACACTCGTGTTTCTGATTTGATGGTATCTATGGAGATAGCCCAGAAGTTAGGTATCCAACTCAGCACCTTAGTTCCTAATGGATCAGCAGACTTTAATTGAGCAACAACAAGTAGAGGACGGAAGACAACGCTTCTGGAAAAAAATCCGGAATTACGTAAACCTTGGGGAAACAAGCAAGGCCAAGTGGGGGGTTGATATGCTTAACCAAGCTGTCCCTATTTACGCCAAAGCTATGCACGCTTGGGTAGACGATAAGCGCACCAAGAAAGCGGCTAACTACTCAATGTTTGTGCTTATATCCGACCTCCTCCCTGAAAAAACAAAGACTATGGCTTTCCTAGGGGCCAAGGAAATAATCAACGGAGTCAGTCAAGGGGAGGCGTTTACTTCTTTGGCAATCAGTGTAGCTAATTCAATTGAGTTGGAGATCCTGTGTCGCAAAGCCAAGAAGCAGGTTGGATCTGTGGATTGGCGAAAGATAAGCAAGGCAATCCAAGATAACAACTTCTCCGATAAGCACAAAGACGCAGAGTTCCGTAAGCTTGTTTATCGAAAGGGCATGGAACCGTTCCTGTCCCTTAAATCCAAAGTTCAGATTGGGACTGTGATGCTCCATCTGTTTAAGGGTAGCACTGGGATCATAGACTTTGTGAACCTCAGATCAGGAAACAACAAAATGAAAACCTTTGTTACCCTGTCTGATGAAGCTCGTTATTGGGTAGAGGCACACACCGGACACTTTGAGATTCTCAGGCCAGTTCGTTACCCGATGATCCAGACTCCGGAGCCTTGGCTCCCGCAAACCTTGTTCTCCGGTGGATACAACGACGAGAAAATCAAGCTGCCCTTGCTGAAGTCACACAACCAAGTCCACAAGAAGCTTGCTCTGGAAACTGATATGCCTGTGGTTATCGAAGCTGTCAACGCTATGCAAAGCGTTCCTTGGAGGGTGAACAAGGAGGTTCTTAATGTTGTCGAGACTTACTTTTCCGAGAAGCGTTCCCTTAACGACATCCTCCCATTCCACGGCTTGCAGGACTTACCTCCTAAACCTCACGATATTGACTCCAACGAGCTAACCCGCAGGGAGTGGCGAAGAAAGGCCCAATCCGTTTACCAGCAAAACTACAAGAACAAGTCCAAGTTCCTGCTCATTGCCAAGATTCTTCAAACGGCACGACAGTTCAGCCAACACGATAAGCTGTTCTTCCCCTGTCAGTTGGATTTCAGGGGGCGTATGTATTACAGCAACGAGGTGCTGCACCCGCAGGGCAACGACCTTTCTCGTGGCTTACTGGAGTTCACGCAAATAAGGGTGATTGAGAATGAAGAGGATGCCCGATGGCTTGCAATCAACGGAGCCAACAAGTTCGGCATTGATAAGGTCAGCTTTGACTTGCGCGTGAAGTGGGTAAAGGACAACGAAGAAAAAATCCTTAACGTCCTTGACGATCCTATCGGGTTTGATTGGTGGACTCAGGCTGACAAACCTTGGCAGTTCCTTGCGTGGTGCTTTGACTACGCTCGCTATATCCGAGAGGGGTATGGGTATCTTTCTCGTTTACCGTGTAGCCTTGACGGCACAAACAACGGATTGCAAATCCTGTCCCTGCTTACCGGAGACAAGAAAACAGCGGAGCTTACCAACGTGCTTCCTAGCGAAGATCCGCAGGACGTTTACGAAGTGGTAAGGAAACGAGTGATAGAGCTTTTGTTGCAGGATGGAAGTGACATGGCAGTTCGCTTACTGGAATCCAACATGGTTCGTAGGGAGGTAGTCAAAGTTCCTGTCATGGCCTTGCCCTACGGAATCAAGCCTCACGGAGCTATGGAAGCTGTGGACGCTGCGTTCCGGAAGATCAGCTTTAACGAGCCAGATACGTTTAGCAAGCTTCCGGAAAACATGAGACGAGACGCTGCCTTGTTCCTTACCAAGACCATACGCGAGGCTATTGGTCAGCTACTTGTTGAACCGATTGCGTGCATGAATTGGCTCAAAGACGTTAGCCGTGTTGTTGCGGAATCCGGACAACCTGTGAAGTGGATAACTCCTAGCGGATTCCCTGTCTGTGCGGCTTACATCAAGACACGCGAAATCACCGTGTCAACCCGCCTCGACTCAACCCTCATCGACAACCGCTGCGTGGTGGAAGAAACAAAGCAGATCAATGACAAAGCAATCATCCGAGCAATCAGCGCAAACTTTGTCCACAGCTTGGATGCCAGCATTGCTCACCTCGTTTGCTGCAAAGCGCAACAATCAGCGATTCATTTTGCCATTGTTCACGATTGTTTTGTTTCCCACGCCTCCGACTTGGCACGCCTCGCGGAGATTGTAAAGTCTACCTACGTGTCGGTATTCACTGAAAATCAACTACTTACGTTTTACAAGCAGCTTGTATGCCAAAATCCAAAAGTAGCTGAAAATAAATTTTACGAAGTTCGTGATTTTCCGGTTGACCAGATCATGCACTCTAAGTACTTTCTCTCCTAGCCAGCGATGAGTTGGCTTTTTAAAAATGAATAATAAACCTAAGTTCCTACGTCTCGTCAGCCCAAAAGGGGTAGCTGTTTATCCGAGACTCAACACCCCTTCCACTAAGTTTAAGGAAGAGGGGGAGTATAGCGTTAAGCTAACCGTTCTCGCCAGCGAAGCTGCTGGTTATCTTGAACAGATCAGTGCAGTGGCACGCGAGTTCTATAAAGAGCAGTGCAGTCTCCTTAAAAAAGAGAAGCTCAAAGTTCATGCGTTCCCTTGGGAAGAAGATGGTGATAAGGTCACCATTAAGTTCTCCAATGTTGCAAAGATCACTGCGAAAAACGGTCAGACTTATGACCTGAAAGTGGCGTTACTGGATAGCAAAGGCAGTCCCATTACCGACCTCATCGGTGCGGGTTCCGTCCTGAAAGTTGCGGCTGAAATTAAGCCGTGGTATGTCCCTGCCCTTGGGGTTGGAGTTTCACTCCGTCTCCGTGCGGTTCAGGTCATCGACTTGAAGGCTCCGTCTCAACTGGTTAGTGCTGAGCAGTTCGGTTTTAGCACCGAAGAGCAAGGTTACGTCACTGGTGGAGAGTCTTTTGATGATTCGGTATTTGGCAAACCCACTGAACAAGAACCCTCAACAGGAGAATCTGTTTCCTCTGGTGAGGAGTTCTAAACCGAAGTTTCGCTCAAAGCTGGAAGGTGTGGTCGCTCGACAATTATCGGGTAGCACAGGCTTCCAATATGAGGGCAAAAAGCTGGCCTACGAAGTCCACGAAAAGAGACACTATATTCCGGACTTCATACTTCAAAATGGGATACACATCGAAGTAAAAGGCTATTTACGAGCAACTGACCGAAAAAAGCTGATCCTCGTTAAGAAGCAACACCCTGATATTGACTTGCGGCTCATCTTCCAGCGAGCGAAAAATACGATCCACAAGAAATCGAAAACAACTTACGCAGATTGGGCAGGAAAAAATGGATTTATTTACTCAGATAACGGACGAGTCCCTAGAGAATGGCTCCTCAAGTAATTTAGTTAGGCACATACCTTGCGAAGCGTGCGGCTCAAGCGATGCCAACGCTCTTTATACTGACGGACATGAGTTTTGCTTCTCATGCAAGGCTTACAAGCACGGCGATAGCAGCATTCAGTACACAAAAATGACAAACGAAACACAGACAGGGTTTACACCTGTCGCTGGCGAGGTTAAACCCCTCACTAAGCGTCAAATCAACGAGGAAACGGCTCGTAAATGGGATTATCAAGTAGGGTTGTATAACAATCAGCCTGTTCAGATCGCAAACTACCGCAATATGCAGGGGCAAATTGTTGCTCAAAAGCTCCGGTTCCCTAACAAGGAGTTCGTCATCAAGGGTGATGCTACCAAGATGGGCCTTTACGGCCAGCATTTGTGGAGGGATGGCGGCAAGATGCTCGTGATTACTGAGGGGGAGGTTGATGCCTTGAGCGTTAGTCAAGTTCAGCAGAACAAATGGCCTGTTGTCTCTGTTCCTAACGGAGCACAAGGAGCACTTAAATCCATCAAGCAGAACATCGAATACATTGATCAGTTTGAAACTGTTGTGTTCATGTTCGATAACGACGAGCACGGCATCAGAGCAGCCAAGGAGTGTGCTTCCATCCTAAAGCCTAATCGTGCGCGTATCGCCACACTGGAGTCCAAGGACGCTAATGATCTCCTTACTTCCGGAAACGGAGCCAGCATCATTGACGCTATTTGGAAAGCCAAGAGCTTCCGTCCTGACGGCATCGTTGACGCAGCGCAAATGTGGGATGCCTTGGTTAACGCTCCCAAGATGGAGTCCATTCCCTACCCTTGGATCGGGCTTAACGACATGACACGAGGATTGCGGAGGGGTGAGCT